CAGGTAGCCATTTCAAAAAAACTAGGTGTGCCACTAAGCGAATATGCGAAGTACGTGAAGGAGTAGGCATATGGAAAAAACAATGAAAACACAAAAACTACCATCACGCGAGACTGAAACCAGAGAGAAAACTTCTCGAAGGAAACCATGGTCTCCACCGTCATCACTAGATGCACCACCTGCACCAGCTGGATTCGTCCATCGCTGGATAAGGGCCGAATCTGTAGGACAGATGGATCAAAAAAATGTATCCGCTAGACTACGCGAAGGTTGGGAATTTGTCCGAGGGGATGAATATCCTAATACTGAATGGCCTCAAATTGATTCAGGTAAATATAATGGTGTTATAGCTGTTGGAGGATTAATGCTAGCGCGAATTCCTCAGGAAACCGTTAAAGAACGCTCAGCTCATTTTGCACAATTAACGCAAGATAAAGATGATGCAATCGCCAACGATCCTTTGAAGGACCAACATCCTAGCATGCCCGTACAAAATGAAAGTCGGGCATCTCGCGTAACATTTGGTGGCAAGAAACCTAATTAAGTTTCCTCGCACATAAGTTACACAATTTTTACACATCCATGAGGGATGTGTAGCACAATTTACTATGAGGAAAAATCATGGCTAATAAAGACGCGCCATTTGGTTTAAGACCTGTAGGGGAATTGGGAAGTGAAATCCAAAATGGAGGTACTTCAAAGTATCTCATTACTTCCGGTGATGGCCAAGCTATCTATAAAGGTGACTTGGTTAAGCTAGAAGCAACTGGATATATTACTAAAACGGACAACAGTGATGCTGTTGCTTCAATTGGTGTATTCAATGGTTGCTTTTACAACGATCCTACTACTCAAAAACCAACGTGGAAAAATTACTACCCTGGTAGCATTACGCCTACCGTGGGTGAGATTGAAGCGTTCGTCTATGATGATCCGAATAAACTCTTCTTAATTCAAGGGAATGGTATTATCGCTCAAAGCAGCGTTGGAAGAAATTCCAATATTGTTTATGCAGCTGGCAGTACCATTAACGGACAATCTAAAACTGAAATGAACTCCACTACTGAAAGTGCTGGAGTAACAGGTCAGTTAAGGATTATCAGAATTTGTGAAGACCCAGACAACAGTGATATTGCGACTACAGATGCGAACTGGATAGTTCGTATTAATGAGCACCAATATTACAATAATGGTCTGGGAGTTTAACCTATAGGAGGAATTGAACAATGGTAATTTCAAGAATGCAATTGGTCAAAGAACTCGAACCAGGGTTAAACGCACTGTTCGGGTTAGAGTATGACCGATACGAAAATCAAGCGGCAGAAATTTTCAATACTGAAAGTTCTGACCGTGCATTCGAAGAAGAAGTGATGCTTGGTGGTTTTGCCAATGCAGCTGTAAAACCTGAGGGTCAAGGCGTAAGCTACGACGATGCTCAAGAAACTTACACTGCTAGGTATACCAACGAGACTATTGCTTTGGCTTTTTCATTAACTGAAGAAGCTGTAGAGGACAACCTTTACGATAAATTAAGCACTCGATATACAAAAGCATTGGCACGTTCAATGGCTAACACTAAACAAGTAAAAGGAGCGAATATTCTTAATAGAGCATTCAATTCTTCTTACTTAGGAGGGGATGCAAAGGAGCTTTGCGCTACTGACCACCCAACTCTTAGTGGAGACCAAAAAAACGAATTGTCAACTGCTGCTGACTTGAACGAAACTTCGCTCGAGCAAGCAATGATCGACATCGCTGGTATGAAGGACGAAAGAGGAATGAAAATTGCTCTTCGTGGAATGAAAATGATCATTCCTGTAAATCTTCAATTTACAGCTGAAAGGTTAATGAAAACTGCAGGTAGAGTAGGAACTGCTGATAATGATATCAATGCAATCAAATCAATGGGAATGGTGCCACAAGGATATGTGGTTAACAATTTCTTAACTGACACAGATGCGTTTTACATCATTACAGATGTGCCTAACGGAATGAAGTACTTTGACAGAGCACCTATCACTACAAAAATGGAAGGTGACTTTGACACAGGAAATGTTAGATACAAAGCTAGAGAAAGAAACTCATTTGGAGTATCTGACTATAGAGGTATCTTCGCTTCTGAAGGTG